CGCACGTGTTTAGCATTGAAGAAAGAAATCTTTCTAGTTCTTCAAGTTCAACAGCTGTGATCCCGTATTTATTACAGAACCACATCTCAACATCTCTCCCGACAACTAGCTCATTACTAAAATGAGCAACCCAATTCTTATTGTCTACGGCTGCAATCGCACCACTATTATAATGCCGTTCGTAAACACGCATTAGTGGCGTAAACGAGCACGTATTCACACTAATAACGTTGTTTTTAAGAACGCCTAAACGTTCATTTGGTAATACTTTACTAACAGTAAACCCAAATTTTGAGATAAACCTGTAGGGATCTGGTCCTAATACAAAGCTTTCTCTACCCCGTCTCCAACAGGGTATAAAGACAGAGCTACAATACGAAGGGTCATTGGTAACTTTTAACTTGGGCTTAAGCCCAAAACTCTCGATAATATCCTGAATCTTCAGGACATCAATTTGGCCCTTATAGGCGATGACATTGTCATCACCAAGGCCAATCATGAAATAGTCTGTTATCCCACAACTCTCCATAGCATATTTATGTACGGAGAAATTGAGGAGAGTGTTGCCAATAGAAGTATTCTGATCTCCGCTCTTACGAGTATATGGAACTTCGTACTTGTAAAATTTAGAATAACCCTTGGTGTCTGCTTGTTGCATAAGAGCATACCAAGCGTCGTCAGAGGGACACAATTTATTGTAAATTAACAATTCATACTCATGGGCACCTTTGCCCTGTGTTGAATCGTACTCTGAGAAATCATCCTCCAAAAAACTATAGCCAGCCTGGCGCATGTCATAAAACCATGCTCCTACACGGTCATTTGTTGACCCAGATGTGTAGGAAAACCTTGGCCAGTGTCTATTTGGAGCCTCAAGATCAACGTTATTATAGCCCCAAGCTAAGCTTTTTGAGACACTTTTAATAAAGTATCCTAAACATGCATTAATTTCAGGGGAGCACATGCCTTGAATGCCTCTCGGTCTCTTAAGACTGAGATCACAATCACTTGGCATGAGAATTTCATTCTTGAGGAAAAAATTTCGTTTGTGGAACTTTGGTTCACGATCATGTATGAAACCATGTCCATTTGAATAATTAGTTAAACAAGTTTCATATCTTTTACGTTTGGCAGGTTCATCAATTCCAGATATCCACTCACCCAAGGTCATAAGGTGGAGATTGGCTTGAATAATTTCAACAAAAAATTGTCCAATACCCTCCATTTCTAGCCATTTAAGGGCGGCAGATGGAGCTGAAATTTTCATGTGCCTGTCAACTATGCTAACATATTCATTATTAGGATGATTAACATCAAAACTAGCCGGCAACCATGAAAGGTTTGCTGGTCCAATTATTCTAAAAGTGGAAGGGGCTGATATTTTAGGATCTTTCAATTTCTTGATCGAACACCCATCAGGCACCTTCTGTGGTTTCTTTATTGTGTGGAGTCCTAAAACTTCTAGGATACCATTATCAAGGCCTTCGACAACACGAAGGCATCGCAAAGAAACATCATGTGTTTTAGAGCCATAATTTAAACTGTCAAGAAAAATCATGCCAACTTGTTCAGTAGGCATCTTTGTCAATGTGTTAGGTTTA